AATGTTGGAGAATACATCTCAACACCATTTATCAGCATACCTACTTTTTTATTATTAGTAGATCTACTTGATACTTCTGTAAGAATATTTTCCCCTTTTACATAATTAAATTTTTTAAGGATCTTTTGATCTTGAATTATTTTGTCTTCATAATCTAATTTTACAAAATAATCAGATACTATTCCATAATTTACATTAACATATTTTTTTGAATATAAATCACTTTTACTTAATGATAATTTAATTTTTTTACTATCTTTAGTATCTCCAATACATGTAATATGATAAATTCCAGAGGAAATCCCAGAATTTGTATTTGCGTAATAATATATCTTTTCTCCAGTATAATAATTATGAACAATATTTGTGTTTAATGTATCTGTTTTTCCAACTCCAGATGCAGTAGATACAGAAATTTTTTGTTCTACTGAATCAATAATATAATTTGGTAAACCAGAAGATGAAACATAATAATATTCGTCTAAATCATCAATATAGGTGTTTTGAACATTTATTGGGATAATATTTACTTCTGGTTTTTGATCTCGATCACTTTTCCCTGTCTTAATAACTTTTTTGATTATCTTTTTATTAGATAAATCTGATATTGATGAAATTTCGATCTGATTTTCACTTAAAATATCAGAAACCGTTGCTGGTGATTCTATATCATTTTCATCATCTGGATTTGTTAATATTAATTCCTCTCCAATATAAAACTTTATATTATCAAAAGTTCTAGCGCTCCATGTTTTGCCGGTAGAGTCATTTGCTCTAATTATTGATATAATCTCATGAGATGATGGAATATTATAAATCCAACTATAAAATTCTGGTTTATCACTTAACTCTGCACCAAAAGAAGATAACCTTATTTTATCACCTACAGAAAGGTTTGTAGATACACTTGTATCTATTTCTCCAATTACATTTATCAAACGAAATTCTATCTTACTACCATCCTCTAAGTAAGAATAGACAAAATTTGATTCATAAAGTTCATCACCAAATTTTAATTTGGTGATTACCCCACTAACACCAAGAAATTGAGTATTGGTCTTATCTTCATATGAAATTTCAAATATTTCATTTAATTCTTTTGATTTTACAAAAATTTTACCACTTTGTGGAAAACCAATTGTAGAATCTACAAAGATATTATTACTTGCAATTTCCGTATCTTTAGATACTCTTGTTTTTTTAGTTGTTTTGAAATTTCCAATAAATGAAGAGGAATCTAGATATATTTCATATAAATCTTTTTCATCAACTGGTCTATATTCTATAGAATAAATGGATGCACTGACTTCTGTTCCATCTACATTTTGGAATAAAGTATTTCCTCTGATTTGAAATGGATCTGATCCACTAATTTGCTCTACTAAAATATTATTAGTTAGGAAATAATTATTGTCTGATGGTCTTAACAAATATTCCTGTGGCTTTATAATGCTGATATCAGCATTATAAAGAACTTTAAATAAAAGTTTATATGATGTATCTGTTCCTTTTGTTGTATAAAAATCTACTGCTCTGGATAAAATATTTCTTATATTTACTTGCGGAACAAATTGTCTATTTTCAAACCCAGGTAAAAACTGAGATTTAAATTTATAAAACAACTCATTGTAAAAAATTAAACTTAAATTTATTACTTGACTATCTTTCTGATGTTCTTCTGCCTTTGTTGTTGCAAAATTAATTTCCTGAGACCTTAAAGTTTTATTTAAATCATGAATCCCACTAAAACCCCTTAAGCAACCAATAAAACTATTATCAGTTTTCTCGGTATAAGAAATTATTTCATTTCCAATTTTTATTAATCCGTACTTAGATGGAAAACCAATAGTATGAGAAACAGTTATTACATCATCAAAGGCTAAAACTTTTCCTACAGTCTGCGAAGGAATATACCCAGAGAAAAATAATTCATTATTATATGTTGTTAAATCTTTAAATCTAGGTAAATTTGAGGCTAGATCTGTTATTCCAGTTGGATGTTCTTGAGAAATATAATATTGCTCTAAAAACTCTTTAAATAGGGGCGAGTCCTCGTTAAGAAACTCTGGAATTTGAGATTCTACAAAATTTTGAATCTTTACTCTCTTTATATCTGACATTTTATCTAGTATATTCTCCGTTTGTGTAGCTAGAAGTTACAATATATTCAGTAGCAGATGTATTTTCACCAGAAGTAATTTTGTCCTCTACCATATTTACAACCAGTTTATCCATACTTAATTCTAAATATATATCCTTTAACGCAATCACGTCATTTGATTCTGGAATTGCTTGAACTTCAATCCCATTTGGACTAGAAGATGAAGTAATTATTACAGTATCCAGTAAAACCTCACCTTTTTTGTAATAAACAATACCTGCGTTATTTTTTATAATAAAAGGTTCATTATTTTTTAAAACAAAGAAGAATATTTCTCCCCTTTCTTCATCAACTGGAACATCACTCATATACACAGTTCCATCCACATCTTTAATTCCAAATCCTGTAGACTTTATATTATATCCACGATTATCTTTTATATTATTTTTCTTCACATGAAATTGATTTCCAAAACAAAGTTCATATGTTGCTGCTTTGTTAAATACTGGTTGCAAATCCCTTCGTATTTTTACTTTTGTTATATTTGATGTAATAGAAGTGCTAACACTATCTATCAGAGATGTTAACTTACTATATTTAAATCTTCCTCCAAAATTATTGATTTCAAATGATGATCCATATGTTTCTAATGTATTAATGACATCTGATCTTAAATTTGAAATGTTTGATGCAGCACTTCTGTCATAATATACACTTGTATTTAATTCAACATACAAATATTTTAAATCAACAATTTCTGGTTTAATTCCTGCTATTGTATATTGTTTTAATTTTTTCTTTATTTCTTCTTTACTTATTTTTGATAAAAACTTTCCTTGTCTTGGTTTTATTGAAATAAACACCTTCCCATATTCTGGTGGATCTAATTCATCACCACCATACGCAGAAACAGATTCGATATTTGGAAATATTGAAGGAATCAATCCTTTATAATCATTAGCTGTGACTGCTCTATATTGAGATGAATACACTCTTGGTGCAAGGTATTTAATACTATCAATAGATTCTATATCATCCCCATTCTCTGCTGGTATTACAGTCGTTATTCTTGATATACCCTTTGTTATTCTATTTTGATTATTATCAGTTAAAATTCCAGAGAATGTAAAGTTAGCAGATCCATTTGCGGACTTTCCGTTTGTTATAATGTAGGATACAAATACAGAACTTCCATTTGCTGGTTTTTTGCCAAAAACATTATCTCCAAAAATTAATTCATATCTCTCATCTTCTATTTCTTGAACTAAAAATATTTTTGAAGTGCTATTTGTCTCAAAAATATTTTGATACTGAATATATTCCTCATTAATTAAATCAGTTACAGAAACCCTTATAGTTGTAGTATCAACATTTGCATTTGGGATTATAAACTTCTGATTTGGTTGAGAATCATCTACAATGAAACTTTTTGAGAAGAATGATCCTTCGTAAATTGAAATTTCTGTAAAGTTTGCTACACCAAAACTATTAACTGGAACTGTAATGTCTTCAGGTATTGAAAAAATATAACTACCACCTTCTACTGCACCCAATGCAAATATACCAGCATTAAGTGTCACCGATTTAACATCTAAAAATCCAGTCGTATCTACACTAAAACTTACTTTTGCTATTGCTGATCTTCTGGATCTAGGTACATATCCAATATTTCTTGCAAGAGAAGCAATATTATCTCTTAAAGTAGCACTATCTAAAAATGATTCATTTACTGCCATATTGGTGTTATATGCAGTAATATATGAATTATATGCTAATAAATCAATTAAAATTGAAAAGTTAGAACCTTCAAAATCAAAATCCGTAAAATTCCCATTAGATCTCAGATAATCTTTGATCTGAATCCTTAAATCGGAGAAATCTAAATTAGTGAATTGGTTGAATGCCATTATGCCCTAGATGATTGTAAAATAAACTCTATCTTTTGTCTTGGAAATCCTTGACCAATAATGTCATATTCCATTTCAACATTCAACTCATTAGAATCATAATCACTAATTACTGAAATATTTCTAACTTTTATTCTTGGTTCATAGTTTGTTAATAATGTTTTAATCTCTTCTTCTAATAAAATTCCCAATTCTTGATTATGAAGTTCAAATAGAGATTGACTGACCGAAGAACCTAAAGAAAAATTAAAAAATCTTTCACCGACTTCAGTTCTTACTAAATTAGTGACAGATTTTTTAATTGCATCTTCATTTCTGATTGTCAATATATCATTTGTTACAGGATGTCTAGCAAAAGACAAACTAATGTCTCTAAATGCTCTTGAAATCCCCAATGCCATCCAAATAAATGCGTATTTAATATATCTATAATACTTTTAGATCACTTTTCCATAACTTGGCTCTGTTCCGTACTCCCAGTCATCATAATCATCATCATTTCTAATCTTTTCGTGCAACTCAGTTTGTTTCTTTAAATCATGTCTTGAATTATTTAATTTTTCATAGTCGGTAACTAGTTTTTTAGTCCCCCACATTTCATACATATAATCTTTATCTCTATCAACTGGTAAATTAGACATGGTAGCTCCTGTTTTTTGGTAAAAACAGAACTTTTTTTTGTAGGAGGTTGCTATCTCCCCTACATTTATTTAACGATGCAAATATCTAAGATTATAATTATCCGAATTTAGGTATTTTAGCATTTCTAATGCTATCAATTTAGGATTTCCTGGACCACAAGTATAAACATCTATCGCAACACACCCATTTTCAGGCCAAGTATGACATGATACATGACTTTCTGATAGTGCTATGACTATTGTACACCCTTGAGGGTAGAAACAATGCTGAAAAGTATTTAAAACTGTCATCCCTGCACGTTCAATACCCCTCTTCATAACCCTTTCAAGGGTTATTGCATCGTTGAGTAGAGAGAATTCTACCCCGTATACCTCCAATAGGAGGTGATTCCCCATTGAAAACCTCTCCAATTCACAAAATCCTCCTATTTTCTCCGAAAAACTATTTATTTAATGTAAATACCTCGTCTTCCGTAGGTATCATACTCCAAATCCCTTATGAAATCAGGATTTTCACAAAAATTATCATCCCAAACTGGAATTGCGACCTCATTATCATATCTAAAATCGGGATTTTGTCTAACATGAACTTCAATTAGGTTCCCATCAATGAATTCACAGTTAATCCAATCGTAATTACCTGATAAATTAGACAAAATCGGAGGAAATCCGATCTTCTTATCAATTTTTTCCCATTTTTGCCACTTATACAGAGGGTCATTTTCATCTTTAATGCCCCTTACGACCAATTTTGCTTCTGTGTAATGAAAGTCAACACTTAAATGCTCTCCTTTAAACACTTCACACCAAAAATTTGATGGATGAAAGTGTTCTGTAGAGTTTTCTATCCATACAATTTCAGCAAATCGACCCATTCCAAGAAAATTGATCGAAGGTCGAACAATATAAAAGTCGGGTTTAGGGACTGTAGACCCAATTGGACCACATTTATACCCTAAAACCCGACTTAATTGTAATTTATTGTATATCCATAGATCGTCATGATGAATTGCATTCCACTCATCATTAACGTCTAAGTGATACATTACCCTTTTCCTTGTCCACGATACTTTTTACGTGCCTTATTACGGCTAGTAGCACTATATTTAGTATTGCGACCTGCACCTTGAAGAGTCAGTTTGGGCTTTGATTCAACTTTTGCTCCACCTTTTGCACTCTTTTTCACTGCCATTGTAATAATCTCCTAGTTGGTTTTCGTTTACGGTTTTTTTAAACGGTTTTTTTAAGCATTTAAAATGCCCTCAGAAGACCTTGAAATCTCCATAAGGGCATCATACCAAGAATCTTACAGAACGTCAATAAGACGGTTCTAGAAGGGCATCAGATGATTCTAGTCTTCTCATGTCCAACACGAATCTTGGGATCACACCAGATCTCAAATCCTGCCTCTTTGGCATCAAGACAGAATGAGACATCCTCTCCGCACATATCTTGAACCTCACCAGATTCAAACTGTTGCATCTTGGGAGCAAACCAAGGATATTCGAGACTCTCGAAGACACCCTTTTTGATAAGTACCCAACCAAATCCAGTGTAATCAACTGTGAATGGTTTGCGACGCTTGCTCATGCTCTCTAGAGTTTCATGATTCATGACTCCACCATTATTGCGGAAATCATCCTCTTCCAACCAGTGAGCAACTGATGTGGTGCGACCATCTTCAGTGCAATACCAACCAGCAGCAATATCTTGATCCATTGCTACGAGACGATAGAACTTCTCAGTATCAAAGACAATATCACTATCAATCCAGAGTTGATAATCATAATTGAGTTTACCATCCCAAGGTACTTGCTTGGGACCTCTGAGAACATTCGCACCAAGACACTTACAACGTGCAAAGTTCACCATTGAACTATAGTCTTGTGAAATTTGAATACTTGCACCTGCTTGTACAAGATCAAAACACAACTGAACAAATGCTTTTAAAAATGTATATGAACAACCTCTACCTGGAAGACAAAAAACAATCGATTTTCCTTTGATTGCTTCTCGTGCTGCTACAATATCAAATTCTTCTTCTTGATTTTTAATAGGTGAAGCTGCTTTAATCGTAAATCCTTTAGACATAAAAAATAAATTCCGACGTTTACATTATACCACTACAAATCAATCATTGCAATGGGTTTTCAGTGTTATTTAGAATAACTTTAATACTCTCATCATTCCCACCAGAAGTCCATACAAGTCCCCTGACTTGATTCAACATATCATCTAATTCTTCTGGATTCACTCTCTCAACGATTGTTATACCATTTACCTCTATATTATACGTAGTCATTAGATTCTTCTACCTTAAAGAGCAACTCTTCCAGTTCCTCTCTTAGCACTCCATTTGAATTTACTGTCTTATCTGTTTCTAATCTAAATTGTAGACATTCGATTAGCAACTCTCTTTCATACTCGGTAATCTCTAACATCTATCCATGTTTATTCTTTTCCAATTATATATCAACCTTTGAGGCATT